CCTTTGCCTTTGCCTTTGCCTTTGCCTTTGCCTTTGCCTTTGCCTTTGCCTTTGCCTTTGCCTTTGCCTTTGCCTTTGCCTTTGCCTTTGCCTTTGCCAATTCCGACACAACCGGAGACGCTCAGCAGTACAATCATTGCGACTGCCGTGAAGACGAGCTTTATGAACACTACTCCTACAACACGAGACACCCATGCTTGCGTGATTCGTGGTTAATAGGCGGTGTATCGGGTGAGTTAGGGCGCGCCACCCCCCAACCGGCGGCGGCAACGATTCATGCCGCTCGCGCGCCACGAGGTTCGCTTACCGAGCTGCTGACCGCTTCCGGTCGCCCGACTGCCGAGCGAGCGATGTCAGCTTTCGCGGGATCGGCGGCACGCCTGTGGATAAGGCGCACAACCCGGCAGTTTCATCGAACTGTCAACGAACTCCGCGTATTTTCCTCTCTACGTTGAGCAGCTCGATCTTTGCCACAGATGGGAGGCGCGCGCGTCAGCGTGCGTATCCTGAAATGTCCATTTCAGTTCCTGTCCAGCATGACCACGATGCTTTCGGCCCGGACACCATCGCTCTGCTCGCTACGGCGCTTGAAGATACCTTGCGTGCGCTGGGGCTGGCCGACCGCAACGATCCCGCGGTGACGAGGGTCGCCAAAACGATCATCGAGCTTGCCAGGCTGGGAGAGCGCGATCCCATCCGATTGCGTGACCTCGCCCTTGCATCCTTCCGCGCAGCCGGGTCCCCCTTCTCACCCTCAGCGATGAGGTGATCGATCCGGCTCGCTACGCCCGTCCACGTGCAGCTGACGAAGGCGGCGTACTGGGCATGCTCATTGATGTTTGTATTCCGAAATCGATAACGAACCGATTGTCGTCGCAATGCAACTTGCGGCTTGAGAGCACACATTGTCGATGCCAGGCGCTGTGTGGTACGCAGCCGCGCGCCCGCCCCTTTCCGCCAATTTCAGCCCGAGCCGGTGCGCGTCGCCATGACCAAAGCCAAGGCCATCCTCGTCCCGGTCACGCCGTTCCAGCAGAACTGCACGATACTTTGGTGCGACGCCAGCAAGCGTGCCGTGGTGATCGATCCGGGCGGGGACCTCGCGAGCATCGAACGTGCCATTGCTCAGGCCGGGGTCGCCGTTGACAAAATCTGGCTCACGCACGGCCACGTCGATCACGTGGGTGGCGCCGCAGAGGCTCAAAGTATCGATCGAAGGGTCGCACAGGGACGATCTGTTTCTGTTGCAGGGGCGTCCCAAGTGGCGTGACGAAAATACGCCAGCTAGCGCAACGGTTTAAGGCAATTTTTCTTCCCCGGCAGAGGGGCAAAATCGGGCCTGGGGGAGGCGTGGGGAAGATTTGGAACACAACGGATGCACCCAGAAACATTCGAGCACCACGTAGCGCTTCACGACTACGCCGAGCAGAACGGCCTCACATAAGTATGGGAAGGCACGGCGGCATTTGAGAAACGCAAGCGCCTGCTATCGCCCGAGCAGTATCAGATCGTCGCCGTGCATACCCGCAGCGGAGTGAAGCAGGTGCTGCTGTTCTCGAAGGAGAGGGCGCGCCACGATGCAGTCGCGGGCAAGCGCGCACGAGCGTGGGCGCAGCGGGAGGCAAGAATAAAGCGCGTGGTGGAACAACATCGACCGCGCGATCGGCCGAAGTGAATTCGCTACCCGGAGCCAGCGAAATGGCGTATGGGCGATTCCAGGTCCCCACGCCGGGAGCACCCTCAATGAGAATCTGGAGACGAAGTCGCGACCCCCGCGTACGCGAACTGCTCGAATTGGGCCTTAGTCCGCAGCAAATCGCGAGGCACCTATCAGGGGTGACAGCCCCACCGGCGCCGGCACAAATGCGCCCCGCGCGGCCGTCCTCATGGTTGAGCTGGGAAACCAGAGTTGAAAAGGCCCGGCTTATCGACCGCGCAGCCCAAAGGGTGCACCCGTGAGTAGGCGAGCCGCGCGGGCGTTAGATGGTCAGCAATTCGGCGCTTGGACCGTCATAAAACGGGTTCTTTTCAGCAGCCCCAAAGTCATGTGGCAATGCCAGTGCGAATGCGGGACGGTTAGGACTGTGGCGGGCCACTCGCTCACTGCAGGGGAAACCCGGAGCTGCGGCTGCCGAAAGAGGGATACCGCGAACTTCAGCTCCGCGCCGCCTCCATGAGGGAGGACCTAGTCGGTATTGTCACCGCCACCCTGCCGTGCCATGTCACGAATAAGCAGAAGTTTGTCCTCGTAAAGCAAGGACAAGATATGAAACCGTCATATATCCATCGCGTCGGAGGCGAGATGGAGAACAACTACTATGACGATGACCTTATTAACCTCGCGCGAACAGGAAATAGTCAGTCTCGCCTCTACTGGGCTGAGTAACAAGGGAATAGCGCGTCGATTAGAGTTGTCCGAAGGTACAGTTAAGGTTCACCTGCACAACATCTTTCAGAAGACCGGAGTCAGCAACCGGACTGCGCTCGTCGCGCTTATGCAGGTCCCGACAGCCGCCGCGAACTCGGTGTGTCCATGGGAAACCTTCCACGGACCCCTGAGAATCTGTAGCCGGGGTCCCACACCACGGGTTTTAACCGATCTCCCTCCAGAATTCTCACTTCCGTCCTAAACGTCCCCATGGATCATGACGGGCCGCGCTCTTAATCGGGTGTGGCCCTTCTATTTGATATCCCAGTCCGCGTCGCCCGGCCCCCGATGGCAGGTCTGCTCCGCCTGCGCGCGGCGGCGCTGCTCGTCAGCGAGCTTGACCTCCCAATGTGCATCGAGGAAGTACTGCCTATACTCACGCTCGCGCTCCAGGCGATCCTTGGCGTCCTGCGTGTCCATTAGCCGATCGCAGATATCGACGCCGGGCGGCGACGAAATCGGATCCAACGGCCGCCAGCCAGACGGCCTATCAGATGGCGGCTCCGTCGTATTTGACGGTGGCAGCGACGTTGATGCGCCCCAACGATTATCGGGCGGCAGCGTAACTCGCGTCGCCTCCTCAATTGCGCGACACCGTTCGCGGTTCCGCGTCAGCTCGAGAACTTCCTGCCATTGTTGTCGAAGCTCTGGCGGAAACGTTTCGATGCGCCGTTCGAGCGCCGCTATCTGCTGCTCCACCGTCAGCTCGGGCGCCGATGTTGTTGCTTCGGTCATGTCATCCCTCACGTGTTCTTTGCGCCAAGGCCTTCATGGCCTTTCAGGAACCATTGGTCCCCCGCTTGATACCAATAAACACTCGGCCTGATGTTCGGACGGTCGGCCCATCTGTTCAAATCTTCGGCGCGAAAAACGTCCAGTCTCGGACCTGCGGCAAAGAATTTGGCGATACCGTCGGCATCAAGCGGATCAGCTATCGGAACCCAACCAGGGCGGCCGACATCATCAACAATACTGCCCGCCTGCACATAGATGCCTTGACCACCGGGAAGGATGGTATCGACCAAAAGTCGATACGTTGCCACTCACGACCGCCGATCAACAAGTGGACCGGGGTCCGTCGGCTCTCTTCCGAACTCGCTGAGAATATCCCTGCCACCTTGCGGCATCTGCACCGACGGCGTCGCCGACTGCGTGCCAGCGCGGTAAACCGTTCGCGATCCGCCGGGCCCTGCAACAGTCGCAGCGGCGACAGCGTTGCCCGACGGGACTTGCGACATGGTCCCGGCGTTGACGGGAAGTCCAGAGTTCTTTGTCGTATAGGAACTGTCCCTGTTCAACGTCGAACCCGGTGCATAGCCGTACTGGCTGACGCCCCTCGGATCCATCTTATTGCTCGATGCAGGTCCCGTCTTCACGTTCGGATGCACAAGTTTGTTAGATGTGATGCCGCCGCCTGATAATTTGGCCATGGTCGTTCTCCTTAACGTGTGATGCCGCCCTTGGCTGCCACCGCAGCGGCAACAGGATCAGGTCCCTCATACTTGCGTACAGGCACATGGCCCGCCGCATGGTAGGTATTTGTGATGCATCTTGTTGGTACCGTTTCGACCGTGCTGTTCGGCCGTAGCGGCCCATGAACATTGTTGAGCCGATCATGAATGCGCTCGGCTTCAGACTTGCCGCGATAAATTACCTGTGGGGCCATTTGTTAGTTTCCTTTCCTGACTATGCGACCGCCTTCCCCATGATGTCGTCCATGATCTTGCGGATTTCCGCTTTGTGATGCTCATTCGCCTTGAGGGTCTTTTCGAGTTCTTTGCGAGCCTGCTTAACCGCCAGCGCTACCTCGGCGAGTTCAGCACGCGACTTCTCAATCTCGTTCTTCAACCGCGCCCGTTCGGTGGCGGCCAATCGCTCCGTCGCATCCTTCTCGGCCGCGATACGAACAATCTCTCCGTGGATGCTTTTCAGATAGCCGGCAAAATTATCGAAGACGGTCAGGGCCGCGTCGCGTTTAGTGGTCACTTCCACGATGAAGCCGTCAATCGTGTCCATCGTCATTTTCCTCTCCGAGACCACCAATCAGAATGGGCGCGCTTTCGGGTAAAGCCCCGAGGCATCATGCGTTCCTGCCATCGCTCGTATTGCTCACGCGCACGGACGGCCTGCTCACCGAGGTAGGGATACATCGCATTTGCGGCACACTGCTCAACATCGTGACTTCGGGGCTGCACACGACTGCGCGGCGCGTCCTCATCAGACAGACCGCGGTTAATGGTTGCGATTTCACGATCAACTTGTTGCCGGTATACACGCGCGGTCGCCACATCACGATCCGATGCCAAGTGCTGATAGACGGTGGATGCGTCCGCACGGGCCGTGGACTTTCGCAGCGCCATCTCAGCGTACCAAGGAAGAGCCATCAACGATGTCCTCTGTTATGAGCGGCGGCACCGCGGTGACTGGGGTCAACCCCGGTACCACCGCCGCCATCCGCGCTGTGAGCTGGCGCGGATAAAAGAGAAGGAGTCCCACCGCGCTCAACATGAGCTCCGAGGGAAGCAGGAAAGCCTCGGCGCCCAGCAATCGCAGCAGGCACTCCTTCAAGTCGTCCACCACCAGACGCAACATGCCAACGCATCGCTAATTTTTGGTCCCGCCGCGACGGAATGCGAGCCCCAGACATCGCTACTTCACTCTCGTAAGGTCGGGCAGGTCATTCACGGAATAACCGAGCGGCTTCTCATCCGGAACCGGATCCCGCGTCCACGACGCAGCCGCCGGATAGATGTTCGAGGTCGCGCCAACCACACTCTGCTGACCGCGCGTCAAATGGGCGAAACGGCCAAGCTCTTGCCCGAGCTCGCTCTGCGCCCTCGAATGATATGTCCCAGTCGGACCCTGCGGCTTGCCAGCATCGTTTCGCAGCGTGGCCAGCTTCTCAGCCGCATCGCTGGCGTTGTTGAAGACCGCGGTCGGATTCGTGCTCATGACACACGAACCGTCTGGCCCGCGATCGGTCCACGCAACCGGTCGACGATGAGCCGGTCATCGAGCACGGACGACCTCCGTGATGCGCGGGGTGGACCAAGGAAGCTTGCCAAACTCAGGGCCGAAGTATTTGAGGCGGGCGGCTTGGTAGGCCGCTGAGGCTTCTTCAACGGTTCGGAAGTGGCCGAGGTAATGAAGCTTATGGTTGACCCTGATTAGCGCTCTGTAACCGTTGCCTTCAGAACAAACCCCGCGAACGCCAACTCTATTTCGAGGTGTAATCTTGTTTATACCGGTCTGTGAACGTGTCACTTCTCGAAGATTGTCAAGCCGATCGTTCAAACCATTGCGGTCTAAATGCTGGATGTCATGCTTCGGAAAGGCGCCTGTTTCGCGCAACCAAATAACGTGCGAAGTCGGATAGCGCTTGCGGTCAATCGTAACAATCCTGCGGACATGGCCGGCTGGAGTGACATAAATGTAGCCAGCCCTATCGCCCGCCTTGCGACCGCTCCCACCAATGCGCCAAATCAGTGCGCCGTCATCTCGGTAATCGAAAAGTTCGCGGGCGCGAGCCTGTGTTAGTTCGCGGGTCATGCCGCCGCCTCCTGATCGCCGCCGGCACGCTGCTCGCGCTCGCGCTCAAGCTGCTGTCGCAGCATCGAACGAATCGCATCAGACCTGCTGATAAACTTCCGGCGCGCCAACTTATCCACCTCGCGCAACAGCTCCGGCGGACACTTCAGCCCCACGAACGAATTCGACGGCTTCTCATCCATCCACAACCTCCCATCACCATTGCTGTATTGTACGCCGGTTTTACCGCAGTCCAAAGCAAGTTGAACCCGGAAGCGCAGTAGGCTGTGAGATTAAACCCGGGTTTTACTATGGGAATGGGCCAGCAATATTGCACAGAGGCCGCCAGCTGGCACGTCGAGTAAGTTTTGAGCCTGGGGTAGGGGCAGCTACGGAAAACGCACCAGTAACCTTGCTGAGGGCTCCTGCGGCCCTCCTGGTGACGGACCATGGTGGGCAGACGCAACCGCCAACGGGAAGTCACGCCTTCCCTCATCCTTCCTGCGGGCCATCATCACCGCGTCTCCGGATTGGCGATTGACACCCTCATCTGTTGAGACATTGCGAGCAGCGTGACGATCATTCCAAAGGCAGCGAGCGCCGCCCATGCCCCTTGCCACATGTACACGCCGACAATGGTCACAACCGTACCGCCGAACAACAGTATCCACATCATGCGATTAGCGGCCGCCTCGAATTCCTTATCTGTCATCATCTCGGTATTCCCCTTTGATTTGGGCAGAATCTCATGTCCGCTGACACCGGGGGCAGTGAGATTGAACCCGAGTTTTACGAAGGGAAAGCACGCCGGGAAATTTTTCTCGAAGGGGTGCGCTCTCCGGCCGGCGACCGACTTTTGGGCCCCGGGGGTGGGGGTCGGTCCGGATGGTCGGATGGTCCCGAGAGGATCGCAGCGGCGATGAGGAGTCTGACAATTGTCAGATACCTCTGTGGCTCAACGGCGGATCCGCCTAACAGGCCAAGGAAATGCCTATAACACGGGGGTTTCCGCGCTAGCGCCCAGCCGTACCCACGCGTCTACCCACGTCGTCAGTCGGCCGTGTCGTCAGGCGCCGCATCCTCAGGATAGCCGTCATCGCCAGGCTCAAGGGAAACCCCGTTCACGACCCTAATGCGCGAGAGATATTCCTGCCTCGACGCGCCCAATCTCTCGGCAAAGCCGGCCATCGGATTCAATATAACCGTCGGCTGCCGCGGCCGTTCGTAGTTAACCGCCTCGCTGGCCGCCTTTATGATCACGGAAACCGGATTACCGCGATCCGTATAGATTTGCTGCAGCGTTTGCAGCGCATCGCAGCTCCCTTCGATTATTCCATTCAACCTGGCGACCTCACCTTCCAGCTCGGCGATTCGAGCAAGCTGTGACTTGAGCGCCTCGGTTTGTCGCGCAACCAGACTCTCGAGTTCGGCCTTAGTCGCCACGGTCAACCCCCGTGAACACGGTGAAGACAGTGAAACTCAATCACCGTTCAACAATCCACTAATCTTTTTGAGAGGCCAAATCCAGTCTGTGAGATCGTTGGGCCATTGCCAGCCGCCTTGGCGTTGTTGCCAATCTTGCCGCAGGACGGCGAGTCGTGGGAATTGCCAACCGTTTCCGATTGCGGTGTGCCACAGGGTGATACCGAGGTCTTGGAAGTGCTCTTGGGCGAAATAGAGCCCCACCTTTTTGCAGGTAGTAAATCGCAAATCCGGAATTCGCTGTACCATGTCCGCGAGCAATTCCCGGGTTAGCGCTCTATTCGGAAATATCCCGGTGTTGCTCGGCAGGAAGCCATCTTCGAGGAGCAGCCGGTAATAGGCATCGAAGCCGATAATGCGATGTTTCCTATGTTTTCGGGCCTTAGCGACCTGCGCCAGAACGGTTTCTGCGTCGGTGATGAGGTCGTGAGTCATAGCTTTGGCTGCCTACTTTTGTAACCGCATAACGGGTTACAAACCGATTTCCCAACACTTACCCTAAAACATTATTTCTCTACCCCTCCCTAGCAATGAGGGGTTACGGAGTTACAGGAGTTACAAACATGATTTCGCAAGCGAAATTTGTAACCGGTCCGTAACCGCGTAACCGCCGTCCCAAATTGATGCCGATCGAGCCCTGCCGCGCTGTAAAGGATGGCCCGGTGAAGGATGGTCAGCGGACAAGGCGGTGGCACCCGCCGGCCAAAGGGTGATCGAGTTGGAGGAAATAGGCGCCCCCCTGGATGCCGGCGCGTGTTCGGCAAACAAAAAGGGCCCTATATCGGTAAACTTGGCCGGCCAAGACGCGGTGAATCTGGCCGGCCAAGACGCGGGGTTAAACGGCCGTCTATCTACTTTTTCGGGCAGTTTTTTCCGTTTTTCTTGCCTATAACTGTATCTTGGTAGACGGCGACACATCCGTTAGTGGTGCCGCAAATCGCAGCACCCACGGTCGTGGTGTCGCCACCCGGCCCGACCACGCCAACCGGCGCCACTTGCGGAACGAAGATTAGGTTCGCATTGCAGTCAGCCGCCACCGAATGCGAGTTGGCGGATTGCGGGACGGTCTCGATCAGGAATTTCGTTCCTGCATCGACCACGCCAAGGACGGCGCCACCTATCTGCGCTGAGGAGCCAGTGTAGTAGCGGTTGTCGCCGCCGTTAAACCAGACCTCGTCGGAGCCAGTGATGCCATTGACGTTGACGCTGTCAAAGGTTGTGGCGCTGATGATTTGCGTCTGGGTGTCGCTCGGGTTGTTGCGCTCGGTGCAGCCCAGCATCAGAACGTCATCCGGTCCGAGGGTGGCGCCGTTCGGCGAGCACGCGTGGAGCGCTATGACGCCTGTGTGGGTGGCGGGATTGAAGGCGCCCTGCAGGCAAGGAACTCCCGGTGTACCGAATCCCGTGCCGCACGACGCCGTGAGGTTGTTCGGATCGGTCGCCAGCAGACCGCCATGGCAGGTGATAGGACCCGGGTTCTGACCGAAATTGCAGCCCGGTGGATTGTTGGCGATTATGGGGATCGAGGTGTAGAAGCGCGCGGTTGTGGGGTCCCAGGCCGGTTGCTCAAGCGATAGACCAGCCCCGGCTGGAATGATCGTGGGATCGACGCCGATCGCGATGATCGACTTGACGTTGCTGACCGCATTGTCGCCGTTGGCCGCAAACAGCGTCGCGTACGGCGGATCCTCGGCATTGTTGGCGGCGAGCAGCAGCGTGCCGTCCGTCGTCAGGGCCATTTCGTCAACGCGCGTCGTCCCGGCTACCCCGGCGGGACTGACGGTGTGGAGGGTCTGTTGGATCGGAGTGGTGAGGTTATTGAGGTCGATGACCTTAAGCGTGCTGTCGCCGTCGCCGGCGTAAAGCCACCTGCCATGCGATGTCACGCCATCCGGCCCGGAGTGATTGTTGTCTACAGCAACATTTAATGGTGGAAGTAACTTGATGCCGACGAAGCCGCCGATGGTCCGCGTGAATGTGAGAAGATCTGTATTGATGATGTCGATGCCGTTGTTCGAGCGATCCGCCAAGTAGTACTCTTTGCGATCCGGATTGTCCCAGCTGATGTCGAACGACCGCAGCGCGTTGCCCGGGATTGCAACCGCAGTCATGCATTGGGTGTCCGTTGGCGCCGGTGCTCCCGGCGGCCCCTGGCACGGGGCCGCCGCCTGCACTGGATTGCTTGTCGCGAGCGACAAGGCACCGAGCAGCGCTGGCGCAAAGACCAAAGCAAGTAGGGTCGCCTTTGCAGATTTTACGTTTCGCATTGGTGCAAACGCATGCCGCCTTACCGACATACCATCCTCCCTCATAATGTGGAAAATTGACCGGAGCGAAAAAATGCCGGTCGAGCGAAGTTTGATGCTTCGAGCGCTGCCCCCCTTTGCCCTGACGGAGACTTCGGGTCCCGTTCCAAAGGCAGTCTGCCCATATCGGACGTTATTGTGGTGCGCGAAGCAGGTAAAGGTTAGAAGTAAATTATTTATTTGTTTATGAAGAAGTTACGTGGACCGCTGTCATCCCAGTGTCACCGGAATGCAAGCGACTTTAACCGCGCCGCTAGCTCTCCGCGCCCCACAACCCAGCACACCAAAGTCGAACTTTTGGTAGCCACCCGATCGGCATGACGGCTGGCCAGGGGAAGGCTGCCAGGGATTGGCATTCTTCTTCTTTTACGGCTGATCATCATTGTGCCCGGTCCGGGGGTGCGGGCGCGAGTAGCCCTTCGTCGTTTTGCCCGCAATCCGGATCGGCTTAGATCCGTCCCATCCCAGGCGCCGCATACAGCGGCTGAGGCGCTTGTAATCGAGGTCGCGCTGCTTGCTGATGTGAATGCCGAGAACCGTCCCCAGCAGGTCCGAGGTCGAAACCCGCTCCTCGCCCCGCTCGATCGTCCCGACCGTCTCGGCCAGCGTTGCATCCCACGGGTCCTCCTCCTCCCGCACCTCCTGCTCGATTCGTGCCGTCCCCCAGAGACGGCGATCGAGCACGATCGAGGCGCCTTCGCTCTCCCGTTGCGCCGCCTCCGCCCACAGCTGATCGCGGTCACGTTTCAGGGCCTCGATGTCGATGGTCGTCGTTCGTACCGGCCAGAATCGGCGGTCAGCCATCTTGAGGTAGCGGTCCTCATTGGTCGTCGCGAACAGGATGCAGCGCCGCGGCTGGTCGACCCGGGTGCGGCCATACGCCGGCCGCGCGCGGTCGTGGGTACGACTCGTGAATGCCTTGATATGCTCCACCTCGGTCTTGCGAATGTTGCTCAGCTCGGCGATCTCGAACAGCCACACGCCGGCCAGCAGCTCCTGCTGCTCTCGGTCGCGGGCGCCGAGAATCGTCTGGTCGCTGAAGTTTTCGATGCCGGCCAGGGTCTCGATCGCCTTCGATTTCTCCGTCCCCATCGGGCCTTCGAACACGATGATCGGGTCGAACTTGACGCCGGGACGCCGGACGCGACGGACTCCAGCGACCAGCGCGATACGGCCAAACGCGCGATTGAGCTCGTTGTCCTCGGCGCCCAGGTATTTGACGAGCCAGCGGTCGAGGCGCGGCGTTCCGTCCCAAGCCAGGCCGTTGAGATAGTCCGCAACCGGGTCGAACTCGTTCTCCTTGCACAGCTGGATGAGCGCCTCGATCGTGCTTCCGGTACTCGGGTCGAACCGGAAGGCTTTGTGGATCTTCATGCGCAGCATCAGCGCGATGTGATCGAGATTGGCATTGGGCTCGTCATCGACCAGCAGCTTGTCATGGAAGCGATCGTATCGGCAGCGAATCCCGAGCGCCCGTAGCGCTCGCCGGGTGTTGGTCGTCGTCGAGCGCGGGACGCCCTTCTTGGTCATATCGTCCCATTCCATCGGCTCCTCGGGCTCACCCGGCTGCGGCGCGATGTGGTCAGGTGCGATGCGTTGCTTGGCCCTCCACTTCTCGAGCGATCGCTTGACCTCCTGCCGCAATCGCCCGGCGTAGCGCTGGCCGATTCCGCGCGGCCACCGGCCCAGCTCCTCGACGATCTCGTCGAGCGTTAGACCCTTGCCGTTGAGGTGGCCGACGACCGAATGGAAGAGCGCGCTGGCATCGGTGTTCGGCGGAGCGCCGTTCCGGATGACGGTGTCGTAATCGATGTGAGTCTGGGCGCGCGCCTGGTTGAAGTCGAATCCGTTTTCTTCGCCCCTGTCCTCTCCGTCGCCCTTCTCGTCTCCGCCCTCATCGAGCTGCGTCCTGATCTTTTCCAGCAGGCCGTCCGCTGCTCCCAGCTTCCTGCAGTCTCCGATCTGGGCCCCGGTGACGGTGATATAGCGTTCGCAGTTCCGGTAGATCTCGATCTGCGCCTTCTCGCGCGGGGCACCCTTGATCGACCATCGCCGGTGCAGCTTTGCGGTGTCGGGGCCTCCACCGCAAACGATGCGCAGGCCCGCTCCCGAGGGCGTACGTTCGATATAAGCGCCGTTCGCGGCCTCGACCCAAGCCTTCGCCGATGCATCGGCCTTGCCGGTCGCCGGATCGACGCAGTTGTCGAGATCGACAACAGCGAACGAAGTTGCGAGCAGCGCGAATCCAATGCCGTCGAATCTATTTCCGGCGGCTAGCACAGCGGCGAGCGCAGCGGGGTAGCTTGTCCATGTCGCCGGGTCGTTGTTCTTGGCGTGCGCGCGTCGTTTGCCGGGCGCCGCCATATAGGGCGGCTTGGTCCAGCGATCCTTTCGCCATTCCCAGCGCCAGACGACCCAGTGATCAGTGGCGATGAGCGGCGCCAGCGCCGGCGGTAGGTGCGCGAGATCGCCGCTGAAGGTTATGGGCTTCTTCGCCGTCATCGCCGTTGCCGCCTCTTTTGCGTGGCATATATCCGCCGCAGTATGACGAGCTGCTTCTCCGACGGGCGGCGCCAGTCGATCATCTCCTCAACAAAGTTACGCTCCCAATCTGATAGACCCCTGGAGTGCTCGGCGCAGAACCTGGCCATGTCAACATGCGATGATGGTTCGTCAACGTCGGCGAATTTGATATTTGTCTCTGCCGTGCTTTTTTCATCCTTCACGCCAGCATCGTATCCGGCCTCGTAGATCTTGCGCATCTGAGACTCGGAGAGCTTGCCGCCCTTGATGCGCTCGGCCAGTTCGTGGATGTCGCTGCCGGCATTGGCGAGGGTGCGCTTGATCGCATGCGCAGCCGCCACCACCTCACCCTCCTTGTCCGAGGACAGCAGCCGCACGAGCTTCTCCAGCTTCTCCTCGGTGCCGACATCGATCATACGGATTCACTCGATCGGAACGACGCTGTAGGTTGCCGGCGCGGTCTTCCATTTGCGCTTGCGCTTCGTCGCCTCGACATCGCGAGCGTTCTGTTGCTGCAAGTCTTCAGCATCGCGTTCGGCCGCTTCGCGGTCGGCATAGAGCTGGTCGATGGGCGGCTCGAAGCGCTGGCCACCAATATTCGCGATGCTGGTACCGGTAGAAATACAATTATGCGGCAGTCGCTCGATGTGGATCCAATGCTGCCTTCCCTCTTGTTCCCGCAGAATTGCAAAGGACATCAGTCTCTCCTTCTCACGTTCGCCAGCACCGTTCGCGATGACCGCACTGTCGGCAACGCCAGTTGTCGGGGTCGTCCGTTATGCGCGGTAGCAGCTCGCCGGCGCGGGTGGCGTCGACGACCATCCGCACCCGTTGAATCGTCGCCTCCACCAGCTCATCGTCGAACGGCACCAGGACGTGCAGGCGTTTGCAGTCGTCCGCATTGGTGGCGGTGAAGATCGCGGGTGCCTTCTCGACTCCGAGATAGAGCTGATAGAGCGCGACCTGGGCGGCGTACTGCGGATAGTGTTTCTTCAAGCCATCGCGATCGAGGGACCGGAAGCCTTTCGCGTTGATACATTTGTGCTCGAACAAGCACGGGTAGGCGACGCCGGGAATGTCCGGGCCGGCAACAAAAATTCCATCCGCATGACCGCGTAGCCAGCCGTCGAGTGTCTCGAATTCCAGTCGGTCCTTTTCCGCGAACCGGAATCCGGCCTTCTCGAAGTGCTCTCGGGTCTGCTGCTCAAAGAAGTGTCCACGTGCAAAGATGTCGCGGACATGTACCGGATGCACCGGGTCGCACATCCAGTCGAATTGCACCTTGCGTAGGCACGGATGCCCGACCACGGAGGCGCCCAGGTAACCGCGCGTCCGCTCCTCCTCGGCGCGCGCGCCGGCATCGAGCACCGCATTGATCGCGATGCTGGCCGGCGCGGCGGAAGCTTCGGTGCGGTTGAAGTCGATCGGCATAACACGGTCACGAGCTGGTCGCCGACCGATAGAGGTCCGGCCTTAGTTTCTCTCTCGGAATTCCGGTGACCATCTCGACCTGTTTGATTCGGTACGTCGGCACCCGCTTCCACCCAAGGAGCGACGGCGCACTGATTCCAAGTTCACGAGCCAAGGCTCGGATGCTGCCGGCCTTCTCGACTGCCAGCCGCAAACCTTCATCGAAGTGTGCAGAGGTCATTGTCATCGCCTCCGGGTGTGCTTGCGGGGTGCTGGATCCTCTTTCGGTTGGCGAGGCCGTTGCCCGACGCAGCGCCTTCATGGCGCTAACGGCGCGCTCGGCGATGCCGCCGGGTATCGGTGTCCAGTACCGAGCGTTGTGGCCCTCGCGGTCGAAGGTGCGCGGGGCTTTCCTGCTCGGCATTTTCATGCGGCTCTCTCCGCGTTCAGAACGGAACAAAGGCATCCGAATCCAGCGCCGCGTCCGCGATCTCCGCTGTGCCATCCGGTGATTTTCTGGTGATTGTGTTGCCGCCCAGCTCGCGCGCCTGCATCGCTTTGTCGATCAGCGTGTAAGCCGCACCGAGAAAGGCGATCATCTCGTCGCGCGAGAGCTCGGATAGAGACGCGGTCCAGTCGATCGGCGCGTCGGCGAGCTCGGGCAGGACACAGGCGATCGCGCCGGCGTCCCACGGACGAGGCTCGAGGCTGATGTCGCGAATCGCCTTTTCCGTCTCGAAGCCGTTGGCCGTCGCCTGCGTGGCGCGCTCGCTGATCCAGCCGAACAGGATCGAGGTGACGATCCATCCCCACTCAGTGTCAGAGAGCCGCCCGATCGGCGTCATGGAAGGCACCGCGCCGCCGCTCACGACGGCACGGGCCTTTTCGATGGCGACCGACATGGCCTGTCGCTGCCAAGCGTCTTCAATCGCGCTGGCGACCGGCAAGCGAATTTGTCTGCCGCGGCGCGCCATTATTGCGCCCGTTGCGCCCAGGCCGGCTTGTTGATGATCTTGCTGGCGGGCGTTGTCGCCGGTGTCGTATGCGCGGGCGGCTGCTCGACCTGTCCGATCGGCCGCCACTCCTTCATATCGGGCGTGATCACCGTGGTGATGGTGTTCTTCGCCTTGTACTCGCCCTTCGCCGGCTCGATGCCGATCTTCGCCAGAAAGCGGATTCCGTCGAAATCGCGATACTCGGCGATTCGCGCTTTCTTCGCCGCCTCCGACACATCGGTCGGCTTGATGCCGCGCGCCGACTCCAGGATCGCCCGCAGCCGGGAGCGGGTGATATCCGCCGCCTGCGCATGACCGTCGGTTGTGCCCGAGAGCACCGCGTTGCTGAAAAATTTGCGCTTAGCATGCGGCCCTTCGACCACGACGAATTCGCAGTCGAGCATCTCACAGCCGCCGTCCTTGCTGCGCCTGAGCATGCCATCCTCGCCGGCATCGCCGGGCCGGATGTTGAGCTGGACGACTGCGATGGTTCCGTTCGGTATGACGTCGAGGTCGCGCTGCCCGTCGGCAGTGTTGTAGTCAAATGCTCCCATGAGAGCCTCCTTGCTTTAGATCGGTAGTTGCTTCGGTAGTCGATTCGGTAGTTGCTTCGGGGGTTAGTTTGGCGGCCGGGAATTCGACGAGGTCGCCGCCAGACCTCGTAAGCTTGTCAAACAGTTTGCCCAGGTGCGGCGGCTCGAGCTGATCGAGACGGCCGCTCCGATCCTTCGCCGGGAATTGCCAGGGATTGGGCGAGGTGCAGATGAAGGTGCGCGTCGACGTGTCGTCGCCGGGGAAGGCGACCCAGTTGTAGGTGACGATTTGATCGACGACGGCCGGAAGCTCGCGCGAGGTGCGACTGCCTTCCATCTGCAACCGGTGCTCCGTCCGATTAAAGTCGTCGGTGACAGTCTCCAGGATTCCGACGAAAACGACGTTGACCGCGCGCGCTTGCTGCAGGTGCATCAGCCAGGCGCACATCTCGCGGGCGTGGAGTCCGTAGGCGCCGCGAAGGTCGCGCTTGCCACTACGCTCCGAGAAGGCTTCCGACTGCTGACTCGCCCAAGCGAAACACAACCGCCCGGCAGCGGTGATCGAATCGATGAAGAAAGTGCGATACCGGGTGACTCCCTCGGGATGGTCGAATTCGTCGATCACGCTGTCGAGGTGCGCATTGCTGTACACGGCGTCGGCCGGCACAGCCGGGTTGGCGCCAGCCAGATAGACGGCGAGGTCGCGGCATTCCGGCCAGGTGCGCGGGCGCAGCGTGTCGACCGCGATGTCCTGGATCGCGAGATCGCCGGCCTCGATATCGACGAACAACGTCGAGCTTAGGTCGTCGACCGTTTTCACGAGCGTGGTCTTGCCCATCCCGGTGGGGCCAAGGAGAAGCATCTTCGCGCCGCGCGGCTCGCCATGGCGCTGGCCGGCGCTGATGATTCGGAGGGTCATAGTGCATGACCTCCGCGATCGGGCCGCGTCGGCTCGGTTTGCGAAATGTGAAACACCGTTGTGGTGTGCGGCTTGCGGTGGGCGGGCTTTCGCTCACCGTTCTCGTCCTTGCCATCACGGACATTGATGAAGGTGACGATCTTGACGCCGTGCTCGCCCTTCTTGACGGATCGGCCGAGGGCCTTCCAAGCCTGGAAAGTGAAGACATTCTCGCGCAGCTTGATGTCCGCCTCAGGGATTCCCTTGGCGATGAAACCCGCAATGATTATCGGGTAATTGCTGGTGGCCTGACTGTTTTTGGCTCGCTCAAGAGCCTCGGCCCGCGCTTCTTCCTTTGTCATCGCACGGCCTCCGTGAGCTCGTGCGCGAGGTCGGTCAGCGAAATTGAGAGGATGTCTCGCACCCTGACCCGAACGTCCGGGGCGTCCTTGGCGAGGGCGCGGATGGAGATGCCGCCCTCATATTCGTCGACCTCGACGCCCTCCGATCGGAGGAACGCGACGAGCGCCCGTTCGATGGCGCACTGGTGTTTATGGGGATGACGGGGTATATGCACGTTGCTTCTCCTCACGTTGCCCGGCCGTGGCTCGGCCGATGATGGTTGGCGGGAGAGGTCGAGAGTCGAACTCGACGGCGGCGGCTTATGCCTTCCAAGGACCGCGCCGCCTCCTTACCGAAGGTCCTCCCCGCAAAATGCGAAGGCGCCGCCCCTGGCAGGGCGACGCCTCGCATCAAGCGATGTCGCGTTTACGCGAACGCAAGTACTCGACTGTTACGCCCAACCGCCCGGGCGAGATCTCCACGAGCGGGTAGTGGCGATAGACGGTTTTTGTGCAAACGCCATCGTGCTCGGCCGCGACTGCAACCTCGACCTTGGCGGTGCCGGGCAGAGTGGGGATCTGAGCCAGTTTTTCGGCGATGCGGGCGATGCGCTTTGGCGACATCTAGGACTCGCGTGGTCAACTCTGCCCACGCTACTACCGGAGCGCCCTGCACCTCTGTCGATGATTGGGTGATGTTTGGCGGCCAATTACCGCCAACCTCAAACCTTTTTACGGAGGCGATTAATATGCGTCATAAGTGTTTTAGGGATGCGGCCGGGTTTCATTCCTGGCGCCAGTACCTCTATGACTGCGGCCGTTTTGGATATGTTGCCACGCGCGTACAGTTTGCGGGCATCTTCAATTCGACGGATGTCACCAGCATCGCGAAGGCGGGGAACGTGTGGTTTCGATCCGCCGGTTTCGTGCTCGCCGCGTGGTTTCGATTCGCCGGCTTTGCGCTCGCCGAGCTCCCGGCCAAGCCGGTATACGAAATCATCCTCGCTATAGGCTGGGCTCAGATCTAATGGGCGCCAAGAAGAAAGATCCGGCTTAGGCCGCGGCCGGCCAGCCGCTTCGTTCCGGTATAATTGCTCGCGCGCCGCAGCCATTCTCTCAGCCAGGCCAACGGCTGGGTGTGGTCGAGGGCGAACTTCGCCGGAGTCGATAGCGTCTTTAACTAACTTCTTCGCCCAGCCGATGCTCACGTCGGGATAACGACTGAACACGATTTCTTCCATCTGCGGAATCGAGATCCACCGTTCGCTCCACCATCCGTCCAGCTTTTTTGCCAAGACGCCCTCCACAGGCGTGCTCCACAACGTTAACCGGCGCGGCAAGCCGAGTGGAGGTCGGCGATTCGAGCTGCAGGCTCTAGCCGCGCCGGTTGAAGACTACCCCATCTTGCGCGTGAGCGGAATCATCTTTGTCACGGCACAGTTCACGCCGGCCGCTGCTGCAATGTCACAACGTTGCTGCCGGGCTTGCCCGCGATCCAAGCCGTCAACGTGTCGGCCCACCGATCCAGCGCCTGGCGTTTCTCATGCCGATAGACCGCGTGATTGTAGGTGCCGGCAACGCCTGCCCGGTATCCGCTCACGTGGCCAAGAAGCGCCTCGACAATGTGGGGCGGGGCAATGCTGAGCTCGTTCAGATGCGTAGAAAAACTACGGCGCACGTCGTGGACCACCCAAGGCGCTAACGCTTGGCCTGCGCTCTCCGCGATACGCTGGTCAAGTCGCTGCTTGGCCATGTGCCAGCCGTTGAAGCCGGCGACCGCAGTGCCCGTCCCGAACAGCAAGTCGCGCGGTGAGCCGTCCCGATTCTTGCGGTGGGGCAGTTGCTCGAGAATGTCACAGGCCAGCGGGGGCAGCGGGATTAGATGCGCCTTATCGGTTTTCACACGCGCGGGCGGCAGCTCGATCACGTCACCATGGATTTCCGACCACCTGAGCCCACCGATTTCGCTGGCCCTTGCGCCCAGTATCATCAGCAGCCGGATGATCGCGGGATAGTCGCCTTCTTCCCCGAGGTGATTCCAGATCAGCACCAGCTCCCTGGGCGCCAACACCCGCGTGCGCCGCTCCTCCTTCTCGACGGTAGTGTTGAGGGCAGGATTCGACTCGAGCAGCCCTTCCTGCACGCACCAGTGGAGGAATCCGCGTAGGTTGGTGCGCAACCGGTTGCTGCTGACCCGCCCGCTGCTTTCGGCGACCTCGGCTTTGAGGACGGCAATATCACGGCGCGTAACCTTCTCGATCGGCAGCTCGTGCAGCGGCTGCGCAAGCTTGGAAAGATAGCGCTGCACTTCGACGAACGAGCGCGCGCGCAATCGGGACCGCTGGAAGTTCAGGTAGCGCGGCAGAATCGCCCCGAAGGTCTCGGCCTGCTTGATCCGGGCGGTCGCCCTTTCCAGGACCGGATCTTGGTTGCGAGCAAGCGCGCCATTGTGTTCGCGTGCGACCTGGCGCGCGTCGGCAAGCGCAATGCCGCCGACGTCGCTAATCCTGAGTTTCGGGCTCTTGTTCTTTACCTTTTGGCCGGGGCGGGATCTGCGAGAGAAATAGAACCAAAACGAGCGGTGCGTTTCGCCGTCGCCGCGCCTGCGCAACCGCACCCTGAGTCCCGGCACCTCGGTGTCAGCTACGAGATCCTCGACCTTATTGGCGTGCAGCTGGAGGGTGCGAACATTGCTTTCGGTAAGCCTGATTTTCTGCATCCTATGTCCCCGACAGTTGGTAGGTTGGGTCGCTCTCGGGAAGATTGGGGAAGATTTCAGAGTCCTCCCGTGTCCTTTGGCGTCCCCGATGACAGTTCGTATACGATTAGTCTCAGGAAGTTACAAGAGACAATTATGGACACCAATGCCCTTGTTGGACAGAATAATCTGTTTCTGTTGCAGCGCGTCGCCGAAAGCGCCCGCTCCTTCGGCATCTGGAACGCCTCCAACGTGACGCCCGACCGATGGCTGCAAGACGGAGACCGGGTCGAGGTCGGCGAGTTGACATTCGACGTGCTGCATTGTCCGGGGCATTCGCCGGGAAGCATCGCCTTCTCCAATCCGGAACAGCGCCTGGCGATCGTCGGCGACGTGCTGTTTGCCGGGTCGATCGGCCGCACCGATCTGCCGGGAGGCAATCACCGGCAGTTGTTGAAGTCGATCCGGGACAAGCTTTTGCCGCTGGGGGATGACGTTGGGATCATCAGCGGACATGGGCCGACCACGACCATTGGCCGGGAAAGAAC